CTTCGTAGTCTTGCCCTGAACCTGAGTGGCTGAACCCCGAACGTTCATGCGACCGCCTGGTGGCGTATAGCCCTTGTTGCCGCGGTCGACGGGACGCAAAAGGATGTTATTCTGTGTATTCTGGTATGCTCCCTCAAACGAGTGAATTCCGGGAGCCGCCACGTCGTTGATGCGCGTCTGGAAGTTCGCTTTGTTTCGGGTTGGAGTGTCCTGATTGGTTGGCGCGGAAACAAACTTCTTAGCTGCACCGAACTCGAGGCCGTCCATGCGAGTCGAGGTCTCCGAACGGACCGTAGGTCGCATCGTCTTCACATAACTTTCGCGTTCGCGCATACCGGTGAGCATACCACCCTGACCCTGAGCGCGACCTCTCTCCAAGGGACGTTTTCCTTTGGCACCCAAAAGTTGATAGGTCTTCTCGGGACGGTTCTGGGTGACGGTCATGCGTTCATCACCTCTGCCCACAAAGCTTTGTGCTGGACCCGACCTTCCGGGTAGGGTAGTGAGCTTGTAGGCACCTACATTGTTGGGCATCACGCGGAATTGCTGCTGGAACCCACCATAGGCAGGTACACTTGCAGGAACGCCCAGACCCGGACCGACGAATCTGCGCTCAGCAGATGCCAGATTGTTCATGCGACTTGAGACATTCTGACGATCATACAAATTATAGACGGGCTGACCATAAGGAAACTGAACATTTGGGGCCGTATCCTGAAGATTCGGAACCGCATCTTTTCTCTGTTTAGACGTATCAATATAAGGTCCTGATAGGAAATCTGTCACGAGGGTCAAATCCTGACCAGGAGTATTGATATTCCTACCGAAGTAGGGCAATTGTTGTGTTTCACGGTTAGGCAAGGGTTCTGAAATAAAACCTTCTTTGCGATCACTGTTGGCGATTTGTCGTCCCGCTACAGCAATCCCTAACAAGGCCACAAGACTCAATGGGTCCATATTAAAACTAGAGTAGATTTAAATTAGGCTGGATAACGACGATCAAATACGGCGTTCTGAACATTCGCTCGGCTGCTCGTGGGATCCCATGACCGGGTCCGGAGAGGGACTGAGCAGGACATATCCTTGGAGGGGAAGTCATACTCGCGACCCTGGTATCCCTTCTTGAAGAACGTGGTGGACTGAGGGCGAAGCGCATCTTCAACCAGAATCAGATTTCCTGGAGCACCCTTGCCCGCCATGTAAGGAGCAGTGCCATAGATAGGTGTCGAGGCACGACCCGAACCGGCGTAGTTGAGGTTACTGACAACAGGGGGTGCGATCACATGATCATAGGCACAGTCCACTGGCAGACTCTCGGCATCCAAAAGGACCTTCGACGTATTAAGCTGATAAGCCATATTACTATCACGGGAGATTTTAACTAGTGGTGCCGCCAAAAGTGCCTCTGAGCTGCTGAAGTTCGGGCATTCTGGACTGACCAAACATGGAAGCGTCATTGGGGTAGCAGGCGCCTCCTTCCGAGCGACACACCTTGTCTACCACTGGACCATATGCAGCACGGGCGAATGCTCCCTGGTCATTGGGGATGGTCGTGGATGGCATACTGTAAAATGCCCGATATGATTGGTTTCTACTTGAATAAACATCTGCCTGATCTTTAGGAACATTCTCGCTCAAGAAAGCTTTCACCTTGTCCTTAACCATTGGATAATAACACGCTGCCGGTCGTTTTGGGTTGTCGGTATAGTCCGTAATCAGAACATTGGCCATTGGATTATCTTTGGTTGGTTGTTCACATAGTTGGCCTGGAGTGGTCGCGTTGAACCTGACCCCCTCCTCCTCGAACGAAGCGGGTCTCATGGCTTCCTTGATTCCACCCGCCAAAAGCATAGATGCCATCACCATAATAACCGTGAGACCCAAGTAAATAACCCTGATGTCGCGATTAATCAAATAAAGGATCGCCATGGTGTAGAGGATGAATCGGGTGGCTGCGTTGAGCCTCTCCACGGGATTCTGCTTGGCCAGAGGCCAAAAGATCAGCACCTTATTTTTGGCAAACAAGTGCGATGGATTTCTAAACCACGGTTGTTCCATTCTTATTTATTAACTAGTTATTTTTTTCACTCTGGTGGCTGCTGAAGAATCTTGGTCAGGTTCGACATCATAGGTCCCAAAGCCTGCATAATCTTGTTATCGTCGAGTCCGCCCTGACCATCTCCGAATTGCTCTTCGACCTTTGATGTCATCTCTTCCATGATTTTAGGGTTCATCAGGTTTCCTAGCAGTCCGGCCAGAGGATTTTCCTGACCATTTTGTTCCTGGGGAGCAAACATCCGATTGATACTCTCTGGTGAAAAATCCATTTTAGTCTGTCGGGATTCCTTAATTTCATCTTCATCGACGTTGTTCCCGAGTACGTACAGACCCTGTACGTATTGCCAGATTGCTGAACGGCTGTTGTCCGAAAGTTCAGACTTCCACATGGACTCGAGGTCCAGCGTCTTCAAAATTCCATAGCTACGTGAAAGCTCCTCAAAGATGCGCTCATCTTGATTGCGAATGAGGTCCTCGTGGGGCTTCACATTCTTCATAAACGTTTCCAGGCAGACACCGGGGTCCTTCTTGATCAGCATACTGACAGTATTCCTGTATGTCTTCACAATGGTGTTCTCTGGGAACGTGTGGGCCAACTCATCCACAAACTGCAAAAGAAGTTCGTTAAATGTATCAACACTGGCCATTTCGTATTACTTAATTAGACTAAAATCTTTAACTACATGCCGCGATTAATTTCTGGAAATGGCGTTTCGTATATTTCCTCGCGCTGGGAGATGCCAAAAAATACCACGGAACCCACGAGGATGGCATTCAAGATGGCTGGTTTTATCATATCTGCATTTCTTGGAGGAGCCTCGCGATTGAGACGAGCCACCAACTGGATGTAAATCATTGTGACAACTGCTCCAACCAAAGCAGCGATTAACGGATTTTTAAGAGAATCGCTAATCATTATTAAATACAGTAGATTTTAGTATGTTTACCGTCTCGCGCTCGGATTTATGGAAAAATCCTCTTCTTCATCCATCGGTTGCATGGGCGCCCTGTTCATGATCTTGTCGTTGAACGTAAAACTCTTGGTCTCTTCCTGAGGCATATCGACCGGCTCCTCTGCCATCGGCAACGAAGTCCCAGGCTCCGCAGGATCTGTGGGTTCCATGGACTCTTCTGTCATTTCGGGTTCCTCAAAAGGTTCTTCCACTGGCAACTCGCCACCGCCAGGGAACATGTCCGATTCGGGCTCCATCTCCGGCTCCGGCTCCGGCTCCGGCTCTATAGGTTCACCATTCATCACGTCCACGGCATTCTTGTTCAGGTAGGTCTTCAAGATCTGATTGATCGGGAGCATCTCCTTGACAGTCTCCTCGACCACGCCGTCCATTCGCTTGAGCAGATCCTTGCGGCGGTCGTTCCTGCTGATGACTTCTTGATAGATGTATGGATCTTCGTAGATCCGCTTGGCGACGTTGGTATAGACACCAAGGACAAACACGTCGTTGGTGGGAATCTTGAGCGACACCTTGCGGGAATCCTTGGAGAGCCTGACCGATGAAATGATCTTGACCGTGGCCACAAAGCATGCCGCCGTCATCTCGTCCAGACATCCACCGCATCGATCCACACACTTGCCCACCTCGGTGTCAATCTGATAGTTGTTCCACTGAGGGATCTTGGCGAGTTTCTCCTGAAACGCCTTGAGTGTGTTGCGTCCCTGGGTCTCCACCTTAGTTTCGGCGTAGAGCGAGTCCATGCAGTCCAGTGCACTCGGGAGAATCGTGGACGAAAGTTGATTCAAAAGTTCCTTCTTGGCTTCCACAAGAACATTAAGGTTATTGTCCATAGTTAATGATAAAACGTATTTAATTCAGCGATATTTGTCCGCGGCTTTTTTGAGGTTTGCCAGGGATGCAAACTCGTTCTCCGGTTCCTTGGGTCTGGACTTGGACTTCTTGGAAGTCCGGGGATACCACGAAACAAACAATTGTCCATTTTCATACAATTGGGTGAAGAACCCGCCGTTGATGAACTGGCGCTCGACGTACTGGGCTGCCTTGTCCAGGTCGAATGAAGGAAATCCTATAAGGAACGAAGGCACCTGCACCCAGGTTTCGTGCAGTCCCAAATCGGCGACTTGCCTCACCTTGGTGCTGGCGCGTTCGTATAGCTCCGTATAGAGTTTCTTTTTTAGCTCTCGCTTTCTGTGGTCGATCTGTTGTACCTCGTCCACTCTCAGAGGCATTGTCTACTAGTTCTAGAGTTTTTCCTATCGCAAATAAGGCGTAACCGGATTTTCAAATTCATCTGGATTATTCGCGAGCCATTCGTTTGATGCTTCAATGGTGTCGAGGTATCTCTGATCGTCGCCGTCGCCCCACTTGGCCTTTACCGCCTTATCGACGAGTGCCAGGGCGCTCTTGTTGGGCACGTTGGCGTTGGCAATGGTGTCGTAGGGCATCCATTCACCCGCCTTAAGAGTATCCTTGAATGCCTTGATGGGCTCGCCGTCCTTTAGCGGCTGACTGGTGATGCCCTGAATCTTGATTCCGGTCTCGTCGCCGATCGCAATCACATCCACCTCGGTTCCGTAGAAGCGCTCGGTCTCCAGTAGAAGGAAGCGACAACGGTAGGTCGCCGGAACATTGTCCGGAACCGTGGCATAGTCCTGGTCGCGCTTGAGCGTCTCGAGGTAACTTATAAGGGAAGCGCGAGCCAACTCTTCCTGTGCGGTTCCATCGCCATTCCTGGTGAGCACCGCATCCTTGTCACGAGCCTGAAGGAACTTGACGTAGGCATCGTAGACGTCCGGACGCTTCTGTTTGAGTTCCTTAATCTTATCAGGAGAGTCAAACACCTGGATGAACACGGTCTCGATCGGGAACATCTTGAGACCATTCTTGTTGTAAATCTCCTGCACCGTGGCATCCAAAATCTTCTTGATCATCAGTGCCTTGACCGCCACGTCCTCCACTGGGTTTCCAGTGATTTCAAGGTCGCCGTCGGTGATCACTCCCGACACGGCGGGGCGAAAACCAGCAAACCCGCGATCCCACCTGAGTCCCTCGCGGTTCTTCATGACGTACAACACGATCGCGACCGCCAGTGCGATGAAAAATATAGTCTGCATACGCATCTTATATTATGGTGCGAAATTATATCCCCTGATAAATTCACCGCCGCTTGTAAGGAAGCATGTTTGCTATCATGTTATATAGTCCTAGGTGTCAACACTGCCTTGAGATATTCAAACTTTTGGATCAGTGTCCCGTGAAGGATCAAATCAAGAATCAAAACATCCACGAAGAACCTATTCCAGAAGATTACCGCAAGGTGCTGACCCACGTCCCAGCGCTGATCACCAAGGACGGGAGACCTTTGATGGGACCGGAGGTCAAACAGTGGGTTCTCTCGATGATGCCAACCGAAGTGGAATCCTTTGACCATTCAGCCTTTGCTTCATTTGACGGAAACCCCAATTCGGCACCTGGTCT